AAAGCCTAGACTTATAGTGTTCTCTAACCAACTCACATAGGTTTTAGGACCCGAGACTGGTTTTAACACGGCCCCTAAATAATCAAAAAATTATCGTATGCGTAATGCAATGATCATAAGGTCCATGTTTCTGCGTTTATTCGATTTGTCGTAACTAGAGGCGTTTTTTTATTAAGTTTTTATTTAGTTATGAAGCATCTGAGTGTAATTCAATTCAAATTGTTGATAAATTAAAAAAAATGTGTTTATTTATTGGGTTCATTGTGAGCTCGGCATTTATGAATTTTTTGAATTCATTCATTTTTCATCATGTCGTGAAGTATTAGAATTAGGGAACACTTGGAACAACGAATTGTAATATCGAAAGTAAAGTATAGCTGTCTGTTAATCGAAGAAAAGATTTTGCTTCCATTCATAGGTCCACATGTTACTATCAACCATATTGTAAAATCCAGAAGCCGAAAAGATATGATAAATTATTACAATTCACTATACAATGGAAGATAACACGACGAAATGCTTCAGATACGTCTCATTATATAGCAAACCGAGAATTACAAATTAGTATTCGATAGCCAATAAAAATTGTTCGTACATATTAAAATGAATATTTGTTCCCTCATATCTCGTTAAAATTGGATGTTCGTACGTGTGACTTGCTTGTTCTAGTAGCTTCGATTTGATAAACAAATTTATTCCGAGAACAAGGTCACCGCGCAGTCGCACGTACGTTCTAGCTACGCCAATCATATTGATTACGTCACCTCGCCAGTCTGGCGTCGAGCGCGCAGCCGCGCTGACGTGCTGCCTCGAAACAAAGTGAACATTATCTCCTTTCGTAAGTACAAAGTGTATATCCACTGTGAAATCAAAAATGTCTTCACATTACTATTGGAAAATTAAGAAGCAGTCACCAGGCATACAAATGCCGAAGAAAATTACATATTTGCAGTTTGAAAAAACCATGGAACATTTTCATAATCGTGAGGAGAAATTACGTGAGACTATGCTCGCTGTTAGGAAAAAAAAAGAAGAATTAGAATGTGAGAAAAAGAGACTACAGTGTAAATTGCTGAATACCACAATTCAGGGAATCTATACCAATTTCAATAACCAAAAAGCTTTACTGGAGAAACAATGCTCTGAACTACCATCTGAGATCAACCGTTCAACATCGATATTGCTACAGCAGCGACGAGAAATAATTAAATTAAAGCGATCGAAGAATAAAATACTATTCGATAATGTTAAGAATTCCAAGTTCATTACATTCTTGCAGAAAAAAACTATAAATTTGAGGAAATGTGCGAGACAGTTGCGAGGAAAATGCATTTCACTGCAAAACAGCATCCAGAAATCGAAAGAACGAAATGAACAAAACAATACCTCCGTACAGACTGCACTTCAATCATCCGAGCGTCCTTCAACCTCTGCGATTCAACCAGATTTTGTGGGAACATTTGTGCATTCGAAAAACAAGAACTCGGAGGATATACCGAAAACTTTCGAAGATTCGAAAGACAGATATGAAAAAATGACAGAGTATCTGAGCACAAAACTGCCTTCTAGATTTTTACCGTTAACAGTCCAGCAAGCAAATATTATGGATAATGGTAAATTTCGATTAACAGTGCGTTGTGCTGATGAGACAAATATATTTTATATTATTCCGGATCTATGTGTGTTGACCGATGAAGACAATAAAGAATTCTATTTTCTTGAGAAAAAAATATCATCGAATAATCCATCGTTAGCATCAGTATGTGCTGTCTTGACGAAAGGCTTCGTAGTGTCGTTTCATAAAGAGTCTTTCGTATTTAAAGCAAAAAGTGATATGTCGTTTAAAATGATATTGCGGAATCCATTTGTAGTAACTGATAGCTCCATAATTTTCCCTGACAATACAATACGTATCGATGAACTTGATGTGCTCACCATTAAAAAGGTGTTGCGAACAGAATTTATACAATTATTATCTATGAAGTATGGAGTAAAATTTGGAGATGAATACGATAATAACATAGCTATCAAGAGCGGAAGAGACGTCGATAGCACTCGGTCTGAAGCCGAATTAGCGCAAGCTTTATTCGATGTGTTTCCTAATATATCAAACTATTATCGTTATTCTCACAAAAGGATTTATCATTGCGATGAAAAAACGAATATTTGGAACTCGCTTACGAATGATGATTTTTACCGTCAGATACGGCAAAAATTAGAAAGAAAAATTCAACTAACTGAAGCTGAATTAATAAACAATAGCACAACAGACATCGTCCTCAAGATACGAGATATTATTGTGCGTAAAATTGAAGATGTTAATTTCACTGAACAACTGGATTCGGTGTCAAATTTGTTTGTTACGGACAACAAGGCTATAGATATGTCAATCATTCCACCTGTGATTCGAAGTATAAAGTGCGAAGATTTGATAAAAACAACAACTGGATGGACATATGACCCTGGGTTATCCTGTAAATATAAAAAATCAGTCAAGTCATATTTTAATAAACTCCTACCTAAACCATGCGAGCAAAGATGGTTTCTATCGTTCATTGCGAGAATGTTGAATGGAAAAAGATGCAATGAGCCATGCGTAATATTGACTGACAATCGTGGAGGAAAAAGTGGTAAAAGCACTTTGATTCATCTGTTACGCGCTGTATTCGGCAACTACTATGTGAATGATTCGACAATTGTTCCAAGAAGAACGAAATATTTTATTCGAAGTAGTCAGGAAAATAAAAGACTTCTCGTTGTAGATGGATTAGAAAAAAATGAAACTTTAAATTGTGATTTTATCAAATCAACCATAAATTATGATTATTCTAACAGGCGATCGATATTTCCTGTAAACGTAGGTTTGATAATTGTTTCGAATACTGGCAAGCCAATATTAGATACGAGCGATGAAGACTTTTTGAAGATGATAGTAACTTGCCCAATGCGCTCACGATTCGTAAGTAAAAAAAAAATGGCCCACATGAAAAAACACGGAGAAGATATTACAGACACTTATATTGCCGATAATTCACTTCGACATCAATTCTCTGAATGGAGATCTGCTGTGCTGGACTTCTTACTGGAATTTTACAAAGGGTCTCTTCCACCAGTCCCCGATTCTATGATAGATTGTAATAATAGTAATTTTCACGATAATGATTTCTATGTTAACTGGTTGGATACACACATATCCGTGGTTAAAAACTCCGGTTCATTCGTAACAGCACTGCAGATAGTGAAGCAAATGAAAGAATCCAATAAATCATGTGACATTGAGTGTTTGAAATCTGCAATGAATGTATGGACAGAAAAAAATAAATGTACTTACAGGCATATCTATGTTTACATGGATGAACAGAAAAAATTTCAAATTGCTACATATGTCGTTCAGGATGCTGCATTTTGCAATACTGCTAGTTGATAAAGCAGAAATATATATGCTTAGATGATGATTTAATTTAATAGTATTCTATTCATAGTGTTTAATAAATAATTTTGGATTCAAAATTTTGTATATTTTATTTAAACATCCTACCAACATACTGCCTATCTGGGTAACCGAATAGATGCGACTACAGTTACACACTGTTTGGGCTCGTCTGGAGTGCTGGTTGTGGCGAGCGTGTCTAGTCAATTCTATCCTAGACTTCATATAGCCTTATATTATTTCTTGTGGCTCTGGCATTTTATATATAACTCTTTTAATAAATTTACATTTTTTAAAGAGATATATATATAAGATATAGCTCTATATATATACCTAGGAAGATATTGTGTAAGACATAAGCATTATAGACTATGTAGTTATGAAGTATAAATATAAGCTAAGGCGGGATTGAAAAAGACTGCCACACCCGCCACACCTACCATCTGAACACTTCCCGAAGGAATTTAAAAATAGTCGAAGGCTTTTTAAATACATTTCGGCGAGTTGAATTCAATAAATTTCATCCCAAAGGTGCAACTCTAGAGGGTGGACTTATACAACCCCAAATATATAAAAATTTGAGCAGGATACTTTACGTTAGAAATAACACTGTACTATCGTATTTAGCGAACTTGGTAATCAAGTTTAGACATATATTATTCACTAACTAAGTCACATAGGAATTAAGACATGAGGATGATTCATAACAATACCTCTAAATCGCATAGAATCAAAAAATGATCGTAAGGTCCATGTTTCTGCGTTTATTCGATTTGTCGTAACTGAAGGCGTTTTTTATTAAGTTTTTATTTATTTATGAAGCATCTGAGTGTAATTCAATTCAAATTGTTGATAAATTTAAAAAATGTATTTATTTATTGGGTTCATGAGCTCGGCATTTATGAATTTTTTAAGTTCATTAACATTCATCATGTCATGAAGTATTAGAATTAGGAAACACAAAAACATGTAGTGAATACTTTACGTCAGAAATTACACTTACTCTATCGGATACAGCGAACCCGGTAT